AAATTAGCTTAAAATTCAATAAAAAAACTTTTTTTTTAAAAATAGTGTGTGTTGGTTAAACTTTTAGTTTAAAATTTATTATCTTTGTACCTCTGGTAAAAAGATAAAAATTAAACCACCTATTTTAAACCACTTAAACTGGTTTAAATTATTTTCTTTTCACCTTTAATTAAACCACTAATTGTGCGATACATACCAGGCACAAAAAAACCAGCACTAGGCTGGTATTTTGGCGGCGTACTGGGCTGCTAGTTTTGGTTTAATTGTTCAGCCAGACGCGGCAATAAAATCGTTTCGTTTTTTTCTCGTATAAATTTACATAATGTCCGCCAACTTTACGGGCAAACTCAATAAAATTTTCAACTCGATTAATATTCCGATATTTTTTTGGGGTTATTTCTTTGTGATCCTCAAAAAAAATAATTGCTGTGTAATATTCCATTTTTTATTATCTTTGTTCCGAAAGGAAAATAAGCAGTTAATTAGGGTTAATTGTTTTGTCCAGGCGGTCAAATTTTTGGCCGCTTTTTTTTGCTATTAACTTTAAAAATTCTACGTCCTCAGGCTGTAATATAACGCCGTTGTAGTCTATACGCCAGTTAGCGCCCTTCTTTACCAGCTTAAAATGTTTGTGCATAAGCATATAAGCTATAAAACGTTTAGTATCTTTTTTCATATAAATTATTTTCGTTTTTATAAATAAATTTTTTGTCTATCCAAATTTTGCAAAGTTGTTTAGCCCAGTTGGTACCCTTTGCGTTTTGTTCTTGTATATCAGCTATTAAATCTTTGTAACTAATTGGGCCGTAAATAAGCTGGTTTATTATGTTTTTGTGATCTAACTCCGTAAATTGTTTTGGGTGCTTTATTTCAGGCTTTTTGCTTTCACCTTCAATTGATATTTGCTGCCAATTGCCCGCCATATTCATAAGCACAACTGGCTCAAAATCTTCACTAGATCTTAAAAATCTAGGCTGTAATGTAAACGTTTTTTTATCTTTATCCTTTACAATTTCAAGCGTGCTAGAAGCCCAGCGATCACAATTTGAGCCTAGATGTCCTAATGTCTGCGCGCCCAGGCCTTTACCCTGGTGCAGTACGCCCACAAATAAACAGTTATAAATTTTGGTAAGTTTTTTAAACCAGTTAACCAGCTTGCGGCTCTCAATTTCGCTGTTATAATCAAATATAAGATCCAAAAGGCCGTCTATTATAACAATAGGGCAATCAGGGTTATTTTCTAAATAGTTTACAATTAAGGCCCTTATTTCGCTTGGGCCGTCCTCTCGCACTGTAAAGCAATCAGCCCAGGGCGGTAGGTTGTTTAAATTAGAAAAATGCTTTATTTTATTAACTTGTTTGTAAAAATCAAAATCGCTGCTTTCAGTGTCAAAATAGGCTATTTTTCGGCGTCCTTCGGGGAAATGTACCTTCATACCAAAAACGTCGCCTGGTTGAAATGCAGAAGCTATTGCAGCGGCTAAAAAAGTACTTTTGCCCGCCTTAGGTAATCCACTAAAAACGATAAAATTTTGGATCGTTCCAATTGGTTTATCGTCAATAGTGAATATTACCTGGCTTGGGGGGGGTATAAAATCGGGCTTGTATTTTCGCTGTGCTAATTTTTCTTCTAAGGTTAATTTATTGTTTTGTCCGTCTATCATTAGATCCTTTGTAAAAAAGCGGTTAAAATAGCAGCAATAATTAGGGCTATTGCAGCTTGCTGGTTGTTAGTCAATTGAAATAACTGGTGTAGCTTCTTTTTCATTTTCTATTTTTTCTAGGGTTAAAAAATATTCGTTTGCTAATATTTCACACTCTCTTAATAGTGTAGATAGGCCAATTTTACTGTGATTATTTTGCATTTCTTTTGCGCAAAGTATTTGCAATAAAACGTGTTCGTATTTTGTTAAGCCTGGTATCGGCGCAATTAAGCGGCCGAATTGATCCTGAACTGGCATAACTGGAAAAGCTGGTGCGTTTTTATCTATTTTCATTTTTTTAGTTTTTCAATGGCGTTTAAAATTTCTTCTTTTTTTTGTATGTATATTTCATTTTCTCTTTCTAATTCTTCAATGATAACATTGTTATTATATATTGTTTCATTGTTTTCTTTTAATATTAAATCAATTCTTTCAATATAATTTTCTAAGGTTTTTATGGCGTTTATCATAATTCGTTATCAGTTTGTTTTTCTGTAAACTCCTTTACTGCAATAGATAAATATTTATTGCTTGCTTTGCTAATCTTTACCCAGCCAGCAATTTCAAACAGCTTGCCGTCTGCTTTAAAATAGCCCTGGTAGTCAGGTTGCTTCTCGTTTTTTTTGTTTTCTACTTTGTTCATTGATCCAAAGCCGTCGGCTAGATCTTTTAAATACTCATTTTTCATTTTGTTGGTTTTATTAAGTGATAAATTTTAAATAGGTAAAAAAGGATAACAGCGCCGCTATATGTAAGTATACACACTGGAACGCTTACTGCAATAAAAAATATTATTGCAGCTAATCTAATTAGTTTGCGTCGCATTGAAAACTATTTTCTAGTCGTTTTATTTCAAAATTGTAATGATCTAGCGCCGCGTCTATTAATATCCTTATTTCAAAAGATAAATTGTAAGGCACGTCGTTTTCATTTAACGATAAAAACTTACCTGAACTAGAATAGAAGAAAAAATGGCATTGTTCGTAAGGTGATAAGGCCCGCAATGCTTCCAGGCGCAAAATTTTGTGTTGTAAGCTGGCTATTTCGCCCAGGATCTTACTGTCGGTTTGTAATTGCATAAAATAGGGTTTTTGTTTGTCGTTGGTAAAATTATAGTAAAAACGTTTAAACTACCAAATTTATTTTTATAGGGGCATAAAAAAGCCCAGTATAGACATACCAGGCTTCCTTTTTGTACTAGACCATTGAAATTTATCTAACCAACTTTGCTTCTTATGCTAAAAATAGGGCTTTTTCCTCACTTCTGCGCCTTACAAGGCCAGGTAAAACAACTTTTTGTCCGTTTACTGTACCTTTATTCCAGCGGTCAAATTGGGCCGCTACCTCGCTTTTAGGGGCGCCGCTATTTAATAGCCTTAATAAAGTGCTATTGCGAAAAGCCCCAATACCTACGTTATAAACAAAACTTGTTAGGCTGTCTAACTGATTTTGATTAATAGGCACCTTAACCAGTGCTTTAATTTGAGGTACAATTTTAGTAGTTTCCCTTCTTAGCCACTCAATTGCCTTTTCCTGGGTAATACTATCACCTAGCCTTACTTTACGCTTTGCGTCGTAATTATAGGTAGATCCGTAACCAATAGTGGGTATTCCTACTGGATCAGTATAGGCCCTTAAATATTTATTAATATCGTCGGCCTCAAATCTTTTAATTAATTCCTCGGCCTTTGCTCCTACTGCCATTGTGCTACTTAATAAGATTAACGCCACAACTGTAACCACCAATATTTTTTTGGTTTGGCTAGTCATTATGGGCGGTTGTTTAAATTAATGTCTGCGTCTTTTGCTGCAAATAAGCCTAAGCCGCTTAATATTGCTGTAATACCAGTTGGCACGTCGCCTTTAAATACTGTCGCTAGGCCACTAATTACAGCGCCTAGGCCAAATAAACTCGTTTTCCAATTCTTAAACATATTGTTACATTTTAGTTACAAAATCAAGTTTTGTTTCAATACGCGCTAATCTGTCTAATATTTCCGTATTAGTGTTATTGTGCCTAGATAAATCACGTTCAATTTTATCTAACCTATTTTTGGTTGTAAAATAGAAGCCACCGCCAGCGGCAATAAAAATACAAATACTAAATAACAGATCCGTCGCCATTTTCTTCTTTTAATATTTCACGCGCTATTGCATTGTAAGCGTCGGCCGCTGTCATTGCTGCCGTTAAGTTTTCAAATAAACCGCTTTTGCTTGCTGCGTCTAAAATTTGTTTGATAATTGCTAGTGCTTGTTTAGTTTCCATGGTTTTGTATTTTAAAGGTTAATTAAGCTAATGTAATATTAAGCTGGGTTGCGGCCCATTCATACGCCCACTGGTTAACGTCGCTTGATGTACCCCATTGATCGTATTGCGGCTCCCCCATTGTTAAATTTCCGTCTGCTAGTTTACTAGCGTCTGCGTCTAATAACTGCCAGTAAAATGTAGCGCTATTGCTTAAATTATCATTAATAATAATTAAACTAAAAAGGGTTGCCGTTTGCTGTTGGCCGTTTACCCAAATTTGAATAGGTTGTATTTGTTTCATGTTAATTTTTTAAGTTTTCTATTTTAGTATTAAGTTCTTGTATTGCTTTTACTAATGTAGCAATAATTGGTTGATAATCTAAACCTATAAAATCATCTTTTTCTACAAATGATTGTGGTATAAAATCCTTTACCTCTTGTGCTAAAAAGCCTAAATATTTATTGCTATCTTCTTTATCTTCTTTCATTCTGTATAAAGTAGGTTTCAAACCTAAAATAGCATTTAAACCTAAATTGCTTAATTCAAAATCTTTCTTTTTATTTATATCAGATGTGGCTGTATAAACACCAGTTCCCATATTAAAATTCCCTCTAACTGCAACTCCAAAATCTACTAATATTAAACTACCAGCACCATCAGAATAAAAACC